GATGCGCCCGACCGGAGTCGACACCGCACACATGGAATGCAGCGCCTCGATATAGGCAACCTTGGCGTTCATATCGCCCGGGAACCTGGGGGTCAGATCGGCCTTGAACGCGACGCGGATGTCAAAGGCCGTCTTCTTGCCCACCTCCGGCATGTCGGCGAACGTCGGCCACTTGGTCGCGGCTTCCTTCAAGCGAACCATCATCGCATCGCGAAGCGCAGCGCTCTTCATGCGAAGGTCGCGACCGAGGCGCCGAAATCAACCGTCAGCGTTTCCGACGCGGCCACCGTGACGTTGCCGCCATAGTCGTATGACTGGATCAATCGGTCCGTGGTGCTCGTGTCGTCGTGGATCGAGGCGTAGCGGCCCGCGGTGAACCCGCCCGCGCCACCCGTCCACACAGAGTCGACTGCGGTCATAGTCACCGTTCCACCCGTGCGGGTGCTGTCGTTCTGGATGTCGATCCCGCCGGCCGTGTAGCCCGTTCCCGTAACCTGCGTTAGATCGGCCAGCTCGTCGTCGGTCGCAGCAACGGGTGCATCCGAGTGGAAAACCACCTTCAGCGTATCCGTTGTCCCGAACAGGTCGAAGAGCTTGTCGCAAAGCCCTTCTATGAACGGTTCATACTTGACTGCGGCAACCATTATTCCACGTCCTCGCGATCAAAGGCCTCGATGGCGCCGCTCTTGTCGCGCACCACCTTGAACCGGGTTTTCTTCGCCTTCTTAGGCTCATCAGGCGTGTCGGCCTTCAGCTTGTCCTTGGACATCGACACTTTGTTGTCCTCGGACTTGGCCTTGATGCCGATCTCCGCAGACTTCAACTCGCGGTCGGCCACGCCACTCTGCTCGGCCACCGTCTGCTGACGCTGCGCAAGCTGGATGTCCGCGCCAACCTTGCCGATCTCGGCCCTGGTCTTCTCGGCCTGCGCGTGGAGCAATTCAGTCTCGGCCTGGACCTTCGGCGGCTGGAGCGAAGCTTCCTGCGCCTTCATCTCCAACTCGCGCGCCTTGAACTGCAATTCCGCAGCCTTGGCTTGCCCTTCGCGCTCGGCATTGGCCGCGTCGACCTCAAGCTTGCGGGCTTCCGCCTGCATCCGCTGCGCGTCCAGTTCGAGCTTCTTCGCCTCCAGCTGCATCTGGCCCTGCTTGAGCCCGGCCTCGGCCTGCTTGGCCTCGGTCTCCGCGGTCATCTTGGCAATCTCGGCATCTTTTTCCTTGAACTGAAGCTTTGCCGCCGCCTGCTGCATTTCCTGCTGCGCCGGGTCGTTCATCTTCTCCAGGATCTTGCGCTTGTTCCGCAGAGAAGACGCCTCGATCAGCACGTCGGGCGGCAACTGCACCATGCCCGACTTCGCCAACTCCACGAGGCTCTGGAACTCCTCTTGCTGGAGCGAGGCATACTCGGGCGTCATGTCGATGATGATGTCGATATCGAGCGAGCCGACCTCGTTCTCCAGCATCGGCTTCCCGGTCTTCGGGTCCATCTGCTGCTGCATCATCGGCTGGCCGTCAGGCCCGGCCATCGGCTGGCCCGTCATCGGATCGATTGCCGGCTGCTGCATCGGCTGGTTGATCCCGAGGAACTGCAAGCCCTCAGTCTCATCGGTAACGCGTATCCACCGCGGCTCTTTCCAGAACTGCCGGATGCGGTTCCACATCGCCCGGTAAACCCGCAGCGTCCAGTCCCGCAGGTTGTCGTAGAACGGCGCCAACTCGGCCATGCCGGCCTGCTGCTGCGCGATGATCGCCCGGCCAGACTGATCGCCCTCCAGCTGCCCGAGCAGCGAGGCATTGGGCCCGAGCATGTCAATCTCGCCCTTGCTCTCCTGGAGCAGTTCGAGCTGGCCCTTTAGCTGGTCCTGGTTGGGGATAATCTGGAGCGAGGGGTTAGTCGTCGCCGGGTCCTGGTCGTACTCGACGTGCCCGTCAGGCAGCGCAAGCTCCCGCTTCATGATCTTCACATCGGCGACCGCGCCACGCTGGCCCATGGTCTGACGAGAGTTGAGCATGTGCAGCGCCTTGGAGCGCCGCTTGTTCACCTCGTCCTGGGCGCTGATCCAGTCGAGAACCACGCCGTAGCGCTGGTTCTCGCGGTCGATGTAGCACGACTGCAGGATGATCGCGCACTCGGGCTTGCCCTCGGGATCGTCCGTGTAGTCGAGGTAAGGGGAGACCTTGTTGTAGATCACGCCGCCGCCGCACAGGAGCGCGAGATACCACGTCCCCTCGCAGCGGTAGTACATGTAGGCTAACTTAACGCGTTTCTTTTTCTTGTCGCCCCAGGAGACCGTGGCGCTAGCCGGCCGGTCGTCGTAGGTGCTGCCGCTCGTGTTCTCCATCGAACGAGACAGCATGTCGGTCAGCTCTTCGTCGCTCAGCCCGTGGTCGTACCCGCTGCAAAAGTCGATCGCCTTGTCGAGCGACATCCACTTCTGAACGCCCTTGTACTCGGCATCCCCGAAGTCCAGGTCACGCGAGAACGGGTCGAAGAATATCTCCTCCCACCGCAGGCGGATCAGCTCGGGGTCGAACCCGGTCGTCTTCTCCCTAACGCACACCTCGACGCCGCCATAGCCCTCAATCGCGAGGTTGTAACAGAACGCCGAGCGGATGGCGTCGAACCGGGTGATGTCCTCAACGAACACCAGCGCTTTCGTGGCCACGTCAGCCGCCTGCTCGTCGTCGGGGTTGCGCGGCAACGCCCGAGGGTCAACGCGGCCCTTCTGCTCGATACCGACGATGCTGTCCACCTTCCGCTTAATGCGGTTGATGGTCAGGACCGGCTGCTTGCGCTTCTTAAGGATCGCCGTCTCTTCGGCCGTCCACTGCTTGCTGTCGTAGTAGTCGCGGCACTGCTCGGAGCGAGCCCGAGCGGTCTCGGTCTCGTCGCTCGCGGTCTCGACCATCCGCTTGAGGTCGCTGTGATCAAGCCCGTGCACTTTGGATGCGGTCGTGCTATCTTTCGTCACGTCCAACATCCGGAGGGACTTCCTTGCGCATTGAAACCGTGCCCGTTCGCCTGAGCGACGATGACGAGCAGTGTCTGGGTTTGTTACGGCAGCAGTTGGCCGAGCTTGAAGCGCTCTATCGTCAGGAGGCCGCGCCTATCCTAAAGCGCATGGCCGACATCGAAGCGACGCGGCAGCACCAGCATTACGCGTTCCCCGACGAGAACGATCACGCCGTCTTCCAACCGCCTTCGTCCTCCGGCTCAACCAGCCCGTAGTCGCCCGGCCACTTCGTCTTCTTCACGATGCCAGGCACTAGCTTGCCCTTGCGGTGCGCACGTTCGCCGCCGTACCTGACGCTATCCCACAGATGGTTGTGAGCGTCCTCGGGGATGGGCAGGATTTGCTCGGTTTGCTTGTCGCGCTTGTACGAGTAGCGGTTCGCCTCGTTCAGCATGTGCGGGCACCGCGGGTTTATCACGATGTCGAAGCTCTGAAGGAAGTTTATCCCGTCCTCTACGGAGCCCACACCCTTGATAGCAGGACCGAGACGTATAACGCCGTGACGCCGCACATAGTCGATCGTATCCGGACGGGCGCTGTCGCCCGTGGACGGCCAGCGCACCAGGTCAGGTAGGCCAGCCAACAACACACCAGGAACGCGCTCGGTAGGTACGCCAACCTCGTACACCTCATGACTGATGTAGAGCGTCCGCTCGTCCGGGAAGCAAAAGCGCACCCCGGCCAAGGGATCGACGCTGAAGCCCCAGTCAATCCCGTAGAACCACACCACCCCTTCCGGCTCGCCCAGATCGGCAACGCGGTAGTTGCGGAAGATCCGCGCCTCGGAAGCCAGCTCGTAGTGGCCTCCCCATACATGTTCCGCCTTGTCGTGGTCGCGGCGGTAGTCAAAGTCCTTCTCAGCTCTAAGCTCAATCGGAAACCACGGGTTGTCGTCCCAGTTTGCTTCCACCACGATCGAGCCTGTCGGCGGCTCGCCCCCGCGGAACAGCACGTCCACCGGGTCGGTGTCGTTCTTCGGGTTGTAGCTAAACCACAACTCGGAGCCCGTCTCACGTATCGTCGGGCGCAGCAGGTCCAGCGACCGCTGCGAGAGCGACTGCGCTTCCTCGACCCAGGCGCGGCTGTAGCCTTCGAGCGACTTGATGCTCTCGCTCGTGTGGTTTTGCATGCCCTGGAAGATGATCAGCCCGCCACCCGGCGTGCGTATCTCCGCTTCCCGGACATCGAACACGCCCCCG